TGTTATGGAGGGTGCCACTGGCGGCCCTGTAAAAAATCCAGCGCTTACGGCGCTCAATGAGGCTATGAAACAAATGGCCTCATTCGGTGGCATGTTGGGTTTAGACCCCAGCAGCCGGTCCCGCCTGATTGGTGCAGGCAAGAAAACCTCTAAGAATCCGTTCACAAACCTATGACAAGAAAAGCATACCCGAATGTTAATGCGGCGAATCAGTACGCCCGTCATGTGGTGCAGGGGCGGATCGTCGCATGCCGTTATGTCATTGACGCCTGCCAGCGCCATATTGACGACTTAGCGGCAGAGAAAGGCCGGAAATTTAAATACCGGTTTGATAAAGACCGCGCTGAAAAGGCGGCGAAGTTTATTCAACTGTTACCCCACACAAAGGGAGAGTGGGCGTTTAAGCGTATGCCGATCACGCTTGAGCCGTGGCAGCTTTTTATCGTGAGTTGCGCATTTGGCTGGGTTCACAAAGGTTCAAAGCTGCGCCGTTTTCGGGAGGTTTACACTGAGATCCCGCGTAAAAATGGCAAGTCGGCAATATCAGCCGGCGTGGCCCTGTTTTGTTTTTCCTGCGATGACGAGTTTGGTGCGGAAGTTTACTCCGGTGCTACGACTGAAAAGCAGGCATGGGAAGTCTTTCGCCCCGCGCGACTAATGTGCAAGAGAACGCCGCTACTCTGTGAAGCGTTTGGCATTGAAGTGAATGCGTCAAATATGAACCGGCCGGAAGATGGTGCGCGCTTTGAGCCTGTCATTGGCAACCCTGGTGACGGTTCTTCGCCGAGTTGTGCGATCGTCGATGAGTATCACGAACATGAGTCGGATTCACTCTATACCACTATGCTGACCGGTATGGGCTCACGTCGCCAGCCGCTCATGTGGGCGATCACCACGGCAGGCTACAACATTGAAGGGCCTTGCTACGACAAGCGTCGGGAAGTTATCGAGATGCTCAGTGGTACGGTTTTAAACGATGAGCTATTCGGCATCATTTATACCGTGGATGATGGTGATGACTGGACTTCGCCGGTTTCGCTGAAAAAAGCCAACCCCAACATGGGCGTTTCGGTCTACAGCGATTTTTTACTTAGCCAGCAGCAGCGCGCAATGAACAACGCACGTCAGGCCAACATATTTAAGACCAAGCATCTGAATATCTGGGTTTCTGCGCGGTCTGCATTCTTCAACATGGTGAGTTGGCGCGCGTGCGAAGACACCACGCTGACGCTCGAGCAGTTTGAGGGGCATTCCTGTTATTTGGCTTTTGACCTTGCCAGAAAGCTCGACATGAACTCAATGCCGAGGTTATTCACACGGACAATTGACGGCAAATTACATTATTACTGTATAGCACCGAAATTTTGGGTGCCCTATGACACCGTTTACAGCACGGAAATTGACGACAGAAGAACCGCTGAACGTTTCCAGAAGTGGGTAAACATGAAGGTTTTGCAGGTCACTCCGGGTGCTGAAATTGATTATCGCGAAATTCTGGAAGAGGCAAAAGAGGCCAACCGGCTGAATCCTGTTGATGAGTCGCCTATAGATCCGCACGGAGCTACAAACCTTTCTCATCATCTTTCTGATGAGGGATTGAGTCCTATTACGATAGTTCAGAACTACACGAACATGAGTGATGCAATGAAAGAACTTGAAGCGGCAATAGAGTCAGGCCGTTTCCATCATGATGGCAACCCGATCATGACGTGGTGTATCAGCAACGTGGTGGGCAAATATTTGCCTGGTAATGATGATGTTGTTCGGCCTATCAAAGAAGCCGCTGAGAACAAAATAGACGGCGCTGTTGCATTAATCATGGCTATCGGTCGTGCAATGCTCAATGAGCCTGCCGATTTCCTTTCTAACTTAGATCCTGACGAAGAACTCCTCATTCTATGAAATCACTGATAATCGACCTTATCGGGATAGCCGGTTTCGGCCTTCTCGCTGCGGGGCTTTACCTTCAGTTTGGTACAGCGACGGCGCTACAGGTTGCGGGTGCCGGAATGTTGCTGTTTGCGCTGGTGGCCGCAAGGAGAAAATACCGTGCTATTTGACGCCATGTTTCGCAGCGAATCGCTGGAGAACCCTGCAACACCTCTGACCGGTGACTCTTTAGAAGAGGCCGGTTTTTTTAAATCTGATGTTTACGTCAGCCCCGAAACGTCTATGCGACTTGCGGCGGTTTACGCCTGTATTTATGTGTTGTCGTCATCCCTGGCACAAATGCCGCTGCACGTTATGCGTAAAACGGGGAAGAAAGTCGAGGTGGCGCGTGACCATCCTGCCTTCTATCTGGTTCACGACGAACCGAATGCGTGGCAGACCAGCTATAAGTGGCGGGAACTGAAAGAGCGCCATATTTTAGGCTGGGGGAACGGTTATACAAAAATCCTACGACACCGCCGAAGTGGTGAGATCACCGGTCTTGAAGCCTGTATGCCGTGGGAAACCACGTTGATTAATACCGGTGGCCGCTACACCTACGGTGTGTATAACGAAGAAGGGGCTTTTGCTGTTAATCCTGACGACATGATCCACATCCGCGCGTTGGGCAATAACCAGAAAATGGGGTTAAGCCCGATTATGCAGCACGCTGAAACGGTCGGCATGGGGATGAGCGGGCAGAAATACACCACCAACTTCTTCAACGGTAATGCCCGTCCTGCCGGGATTGTGTCTGTAAAAGGCACACCGCTGGACGCTAAAGCATGGGAGCGTCTTAAGAGTCTTTGGCAAAAAGCGGCTGCCGCGCTGCGTAACGAAGAGAACAAGACGATGTTACTCCCTGCGGAGCTGGATTACAGGGCGCTGACTGTTTCACCGGTTGATGCTCAGATCATCGACATGCTTAAGCTCAATCGTTCGCAGATTGCCGGCATTTTCAATATACCGGCACATATGATCAACGACCTCGAAAAAGCGACGTTTTCCAATATCACTCAGCAATCAATCCAGTTTGTCAGGCACACCATCATGCCGTGGGTTGTGAACTGGGAACAGGAAATGAACCGTCGTTTATTTACCCGCGCGGAACTTGCTGCCGGTTATTACGCCAGATTCAACCTCTCTGGTCTGCTTCGCGGTACCCCACAAGAACGCGCCAACTTCTACCATTTTGCTATTACCGACGGTTGGATGTCGCGTAACGAAGCCCGTGAGAACGAAGACATGAACGCCGTTGATGGTTTGGATGAAATGCTGGTCAGCGTCAATGCTGCTAAACCAGTCAGCCTGTCTGCTGACAATGAAAAAACCACTGAAGGAAATAACGATGACTGACAGAGAAATGCGCTGCTACAGCGGGGAGGTACGCGCTGAACAGCGGGACGACGGGCCGACACGCATTATCGGTTATGGCTCTGTATTCAATTCCCGCTCAGAACCCCTGTGGGGGTTTCGTGAAATCATCAAGCCGGGCGCATTTGACGACGTACTTAATGACGACGTGCGCGGCCTATTTAACCATGACCCGAATTTTATCCTCGGTCGCACCTCGGCTAATACGCTCACTCTGTCGGTCGATGAACGTGGCCTGCAATACAACATTGTTTCGCCGGAAACTCAGACCATTCGTGATCTGGTTATCGCCCCGATGCAGCGTGGCGACATTAACCAGTCTTCTTTTGCCTTCCGCATCGCCCGAGATGGCGATCATTGGTATGAGGACGACGAAGGCGTCGTTATTCGCGAAATTAGCAAATTCTCACGATTATTCGACGTCAGCCCGGTGACGTACCCTGCTTATCAGGATGCTGATTCTGGCGTCCGGTCGATGAAAGCCTGGCAGGAAGCGCGTGAAAGCGGTGCGCTGCAAAAAGCCATTAACGAAAAGATGGCGCGTGAGCGCCTGCTGACTCTTATTAACGCCTGAGGTAAACCATGAAATTGCATGAACTGAAACAAAAACGTAACACCATCGCCACCGACATGCGTGCGCTCAACGAGAAAATCGGTGAAACCGCGTGGACGGATGAGCAGCGCACACAGTGGAACCAAGCCAAGACGGAACTTCAGCAGCTTGATGATAAAATTGGTCGTGAAGAAGAGCTGCGTAACTTAGATCAGCAGGGCGTCGAAGGTCAGGAGCAGGAACAGCGCCAGGAGCAGGGTAAGCGCTCACCTGAAGGTCAACAGCAGGAAAAACGCGTTGCTGCATTTGATAAGTTTTTGCGCCATGGCATCGGTGAGATGAATACTGAAGAGCGCGCAGCACTGCGCGAGCTCCGCGCGCAGGGAACCACACCTGATGAGAAGGGCGGCTACACCGTGCCGACTCAGATGTTGAATAAAATTGTCGATTCAATGAAAGCCTATGGCGGCATTGCCAGCGTGGCGCAGATCCTCAACACCTCTACCGGGCAGGAAATAAGCTGGGCGACCTCCGAC